CTTCAACACTGGCATGGGCAATTCGTTGATCATGCTTGCTGTTGTCGGGGCCGTTCTCTTGTCGAGAGGAGTGCCGTTTGATCTCCTCGTTGATGGCGACAATGCTCTCGTGTTTTGTGAGCTTGCCGACCTGGACTGCGTTCGGAAGGACTTCGCCCGTGATGTACTGGCCGAGTCTGGGCATGAGCTGGCGCTTGAGGCGCCTACCGTCCAACTGGAGTCGATACGCTTCGGCCGATCCGCCCCCCTTTGCTTGGGTGGGGATAGGTGGACTATGGTTCGAGAGCCATGGTCGGTGCTCTCAGGGGCGACCGCCAGCCATCGGTGGTTGCGCGAACCCGCCTTTGCCAGGCGGTACCTTGAGGGTGTTGCGAGGTGTGAGCTTTCGCTCGCTGTCGGGGTCCCTGTGATCCAGGCGTGGGCTCTTCGGTTGCTCAGGGCGTGTGGCACCCACCGCAAAGCGCTGCCTTCCGCGGCGTTGGCCGACTACTTCGTGGTTGGCGCGCGGTTGGTGGACGAGAGTTGTGTCGTCGAGCCTAGTCGTGAGGCTAGGCTCAGCTTTGAGAGGGCATTCGGGATCTCACCGGATGAGCAGCTACAATGGGAGGCCACTCCCGTTGTGTATGGTCAGTGTCCGGTCGGGGCGGAACCCGGCGTCTGGCCTAGTTGTGCTCTCGAAGCTAGGCCGGGGCTCTTTGAGCCCTGGCTTGACGCCCGCGTATCAGAGGAGGAAGGGTGACGAAATTCCAGCTCTTTCGCGAGGGCTGTGGGGTGGCGGACCGGAGACACGGGGCGGGGTGTGCCGGGTGTTAACGCACTCGGGCCCGTCCCCTGCGCGCAGTTGAGCCGATAGGTTCTTTGGTGCTGCTGCTTCCGGCCAGTTGGTGCGGGCGGGTCTAGCGGCCTTTGCCATGTGGGTGAACACGTGGTGCCGTTTCCGTCCCGTGTGCGGCCAGCTGTGCCGGTTCAGCTTTGGACCTCTGAGCTGTTTAGGTGCCCACGTGTCGTCATTGACATGGGAACTGTGGTGTTGCACCGGTGGCCTCAAATGGTCGGTTGACGCCCGACCGCGCCCCCCAGTGGCCTCGCGGCTTTGGTTGGGACTCATCTGGGTCGCCTCTAGGGGTTATCGGGAGTTCGCCTCGTAAAACTCCCCACCTCGGGCTTGGTAACCCGAGGTGCTTGTACCAGCTGGCCCGGTCTAGGGCACACTTGGAGCGGGCAGGAAACACAGATGTGGTTCGCCACAATTGGGCCGTGTTTCTTGCTGTGTATGTCTACG